TGCTGACAAGCACCAGTCCACCCATAACGATAATCTAAAGTTATTTCAGTCTCTGGAACTGCTTCTGTCATGGAATACTTCATTTTCCATTCATCAAAAGTAGCACGATGTGGGACAACCTTATCGGTTAGATCTAACAAACGATCTAAATACACACGAAGAGGCGGTATACAACTACACGCATTATACAAACCTAATGCTGTACCACGAACTATACTTGCCGGTAGGACGTTAACAGGAGGATTAATATAGTAACCCAATTTTGCCATAACTTTACCAGGTTTAGGTCCAAATACCAACCCCTGACTACAAGCATAAACAAGATTACTACAAAATTCAGCTTCAAAAATAGTGGGCCTATATACTGCTTCACTAGTGAATCCGAACTCTAACATACGACCTACCCAATCTATTGTATTGGTTTTAACGTAACGCATTAAATTATCATCACCTTGTACTAACATACGTAAAGATTCGCGAGCCTCCTCAACGGTCTTTCCAGTAGTTTCACAATAGATATACAAATGCATAAAACCATTCAATAGAGAATTACCAACAGAAGTATAAGGATCACCAGATTTACGCATACCTTCTCTTTTATAGCGTATACCTTTACTTGTAACCCCATGTGTGTCAATATTAGCTCTAATTAAATCATAAACAGCACGTGGTGCTCCAAAAAATTTAAAAACGGTTAACTCTAATTGTAACCAAGGACGATTAACCGATGCATCAAAAGCACCAATATCATCTTCTAATATTTCCCAACCATCTTTATCAATAACTTTGGCAGCATCTAGGGCATTAACGCCACTAGTAAAACATATAAAATTTTTCTTGCTCCACTGTTTTTAAATCATAGATTGGAACGCCATCATCCAAGGACCAACCAAGCATATAAATTCAGGACTTGCACCTTGAATTAATCTACTTGCTTTATTCTTACGTCCAGCTGGCGAACGATACACATTATTTTCAACCTTAACAAATGCTTTTCTTAACGTCATTTTATATAGTTCATCTTGGCTAAAAATGGTGTTTTCATCCACACCATCAGCTTGCAATTTGAGCCATGTACGTTTAAGTGTTCTCTTTACACTTGCACTAGCATTACTTTTTTTAATATAGGTTTCAAAACTTACACTCTGGACAATACCAACTTTAGTAAATATTTTATGTAAATTACTACAAACCCACACTATGCAGGCAGTTGTTTTGTCCATGTTTGGTTCAGGTGTTGCAGCCACTATCCTGGAAGTGACGGCAACATGTTCATTATTGTAATTAGGGGCATAAGCAACTGGTCTATAACCTGACGAACCAATTCCATATAAATATTGCGTTGAGGGCCTAAATCCACGTTTCATAGATGAACCACGCACACATTCATAAAATGGTGGTTCAGTAATTGATGATCCAGCACGCATTTCTACAAGCACTGGTGAAACATTAGATAAACAATATTTAATTCCTTTAAATACGCCTTTTATTATAGGAAGCGCATTAAATTGACTATGTGGTACGAATACATTCCATAACACATGAAAACTAATTACAAACAGTGGA